AAGGATCGTTTCAAGGAGTGGTCAGTTGGAGAATTTGCACACACTTACACCATGAGGTCTGTGGGGTGCTATAATACAGATCAAGCATCAAGAAAGGAATTAGTCCTAACAAATTATGAAGTGCGAAGTTAAACTCTATGTTGCTGGAACAGTCTTTACAGAAGATGTTGTTTGTCGCAACTACCAAGAAGCACGTGAGGTTGCTCTTGCAAGAAATCCTAACGCCAGAGTCGTTAGTGTCACCGCTGTTTTTAAATGACTAAACTATGGAGAGTATGGAAGTATGCATTGGGTAGTTTCTCTGACGAAAAGACTGAACCCTACGACAGCTACGTTGTTCTGGTACGTTCTGTTATTTTCATATCTTATCTCGTCACTAACTGTTTTATTATTAGCGGAGTAATCCGCCACTGGAATAATGTACCAACTCAAAGACTATCTTTACTCAATCAATCAATCCAAAAAGAATATACTAGATGATGATAAGGATGCTGTTAGGAAGTATCCTGCTTTTGTTGTAAATAAATGTCTGTCATCATTCACTGATACTATTTTGTTTGTTAATGAGATGAATAAGAATTCTCATCTACCAAACAAGCTTCAGTATGATTTTTTACTAAATAGTGTGAAGCCAAGGAAGCGTTTCTCTCCTTGGACACGTAAAGATTCTATTGATTATCTTGAGTTAGTAAAAGAGTATTATGGTTATAATGACGATAAGGCTCTGCAAGCTCTTAGAATTCTCACCAAGGATCAACTAGATCACATTGCAAAAATATTAAACAAAGGTGGCAGACAATGAGTGATGAGGTTATCGAAATTCAGTGGAAACAAACTGATATGGTAGAAGTGGTTCTCGGTGAACCAGATGACTTTCTTAAAGTGAGAGAGACACTAACAAGAATTGGTGTTGCATCACGTAAAGAAAAAAAGATCTATCAATCATGTCATATTCTACACAAGCAAGGTAAGTATTACATAGTTCATTTCAAGGAACTCTTCGCACTTGATGGAAAGAAAACAAATCTTTCATTGAATGATGTACAACGTCGTAATCGTATTGTACAACTCTTGAGTGATTGGGGACTTCTTAGTGTAGTAAATGTAGAACAAATTTCTGATCTGGCACCACTGAACCAGATTAAAGTTCTTTCATTTAAAGAGAAGAACGATTGGACATTAGAAAGTAAGTATAATATCGGTAGGAAGAAAACCGAAACATAAATTCGTAGAGACCGACTTGTATAATTAATATCATAATGATTAAATACTATTGCGATGCCTTAGGGGTCGCATTAGTAAACGTCGCTTTTATAGGACAATGGTAACATTTAATTGGGAAACATATAACCCATATTCAATCGGACTTAATGAAACATTCAGTAGACTTGAAGCTATTGCAGGTAGTGGATCTAATTACCCTCCGTACAATGTGGTTGACGGAAACAATGGGAGAACCATACTTGAAGTTGCTCTTGCAGGATTTAGAACTGCAGATATTGAAGTCGAAACTGAACGAAATGTTCTAACAGTCTCTGCACTCAAGGCAGAAGATAAAGAACGAAAGTATTCACATAAAGGAATCTCAGCGAGAGCATTCAAACGCAACTGGCAAATGTCAGATGACGTAGAAGTTGAGAAAGTAGATTTTGAGGATGGTCTACTAACCATTACTCTAAAGAAAGAACTACCCGAAAAACAACAGCGTAAGAAGTGGTTCTAAATAAAATATCAAGGGGCACTTGACGGTGCCCTTTTTTAATGGTAAAATATAAGCAAACTCATTCCGACTATGGCAGTATCTATTCTTACATTAAAGACTGGTGATCGTGTCATTGCTGAGTTGAAAGAGATCTTCGATGAGGAAGGTGCAGACCGTAAAGGTATCTGTCTTCTCATGGAAGAACCATACATCCTAGAACTAGATGGTTCTACACCACAGTTTCTGACAGAAGCAGCAGGTGCAGAATATCAGATCAGGTTTAGTAAATGGAATCCATACTCTTCTGACTGGCAATTCAAGATCCCTTATGATAGTGTGATGACTATCAGCAATCCTGAGAAAGGATTGGAAGAAGCATACAAAAACAAAATTACTGAAAAACGAGAGGTATACGGACAAAATGACCGAGACACCACAGGAGCAGACACAACAACAGACTCCACCACCACTACGGACGAACCACAATATTCGCCTGGTGATGCTATCGACTAAAGAAACAGTTCTCTGTTTGTTTGGTGATGTTAAAGACAAAGATGATAGAGTGGTTGGATATAAGATGTTATATCCTTTTACTCTTGCATTGGGTAAGACAAATGAAGATGGTACTATACCCATCACATATTCTCGCTGGTGTCCATACACTCCTATTCAGGAGTTTAAGGTGAATGGTGAACATATTGTTAGTGTAACATTCCCTGATGATGGAATACTTACCAACTATGTGGGTGAACTAGCACAATACAATATTACTGACAAAGATCTATTCTTTACTGAGGAAAAAACTAATGGAGATAACAGCGAACCTAATCAAGCTGCAGAATGAGTGGATCGTTGCTCAGGTAGAACCAATAGAAACTAGTGACACTTTACCAGGTGACCCTGATGTATGGATGATTGAACCTTATGTGGTAGACTCAGAGGGTCAACTAAAAGCATGGGCAGAATATTCTTCTGAGCGTGAGTTTAATGTTAGATCTTCTGATTTGACCGTTGTTACTAATCCAAGTAATTCATTACTTGCTCGTTATCTTGAATGTCTTGAATGAATTTTTACACTAGTGTAGAGCAAGCAGGCAACCGTCTGCTTGTCCGTGGTTATGAGAATGGCAATAGGTACAATGTGAGGGTTCCTTTTAACCCCACGATGTATCTGCCTACAAAGAATTATTCAGAATGGCGTACACTAGAAGGAGACTGTGTAGAACCTCATAAGTTTGGATCAATTGCTGAGGCAAGAGATTTTGTAAGACAGTACAAGGAAGTAGAAGATTTTCAAATATATGGGAACTCTAGGTTCTTGTATCAGTATATTGCTGAACAGCATACAGAAGATCAGATTAAATTTGATAGCACCAAGATCCGTGTCTTTACTATTGACATCGAGACTGCTGCTGAGAATGGATTTCCTGATATAGAATCTGCTGATCAGGAGATACTTGCTATCTCAATCAAAGATAGTTTCACTGGTCGTATTACTGTGTTCGGAGCACGAGCATTTAATAATACAGATCCTATGGTGGATTACATGCACTTCAAGTCTGAAGATGCTATGCTTAGTGCATTTCTTTCATACTGGCAAGAGAACTATCCTGATGTTATTACAGGATGGAACGTACAGTTGTTTGATATGCCATACATACACAATCGTATTGATCGTGTACTTGGTGATAAGTTTGTAAAACTTCTTTCTCCATGGAGATTGGTATCACAACGTGAGATCTTTATCAAAGGTCGTAAACAATTTGCTATTGATACTCTTGGTATTTCATGTTTAGATTACCTTGAGTTATACAGGAAATTCACTTATACAAACCAAGAGTCCTATCGTTTAGACCACATCTGCAATGTGGAACTAAATGAGAAGAAACTAGATCACTCTGAGTTTGATACATTCAAAGAGTTCTATGAGAACGATTGGCAGAAATTTATTGAGTATAATATTCATGACGTTCGTCTTGTCGATAAACTAGACGATAAGATGAAACTGATCGAACTTGCATACACCATGGCATATGATGCTAAGGTAAATTATGAAGATGTGTTCAGTCAGGTTCGCATGTGGGATAACTATATCTATGTGGAACTGTTGAAGAGGAACATTGCTATTCCTCCTAAGACACAAAATGATAAAACAAAGAAGTATGCAGGTGCTTATGTCAAGGAACCGAAACCAGGATTCTATGATTGGGTTGTTAATTTTGACCTCAATAGCTTGTATCCTCATCTTATTATGCAATATAATATTTCCCCAGAAACCCTCAGAGAGGTTCGCCATCCCAGTGCGAGCGTTGAAGGGATCTTAAAGAAAGAGACTGAGATAGATGGTGAGTTTGCTGTGTGTGCTAATGGAGCACAGTACAGTAAAGATAAGCATGGTTTCTTACCATTGATGATGCAGAAGATGTATGACTCTAGGGTCATCTTCAAGAAGAAGATGATCAAAGCAAAGCAAGAGTATGAAAAGAATCCTTCTATTGAACTGACTAAGGAGATTGCTAGATGTAATAATATACAGATGGCAAAGAAGATATCTCTTAACAGTGCCTATGGTGCTATTGGGAATGAGCATTTCAGGTATTATAGGTTAGCAAACGCTGAGGCTATTACACTCTCAGGTCAAGTCTCAATTAGATGGATTGAGAACAAGATGAATGCTTATCTAAATAAACTACTCTCTACAGAGGAGGTAGATTATGTTATTGCATCTGACACTGACTCAATATATCTTAATCTTGGACCTGTTGTTGATAAATTTTTTGGTAATAAGTCTGACGATAAGGTTCGGATCGTTGAGCTACTTGATAAGGTCTGCAAAGATAAGTTGGAACCGTTCATTGATGCCTCGTATCAGGAGCTTGCAACGTATGTGGCAGCGTATGATCAAAAGATGATCATGAAGCGTGAGAATATTGCAGACAGAGGTATATGGACAGCAAAGAAAAGATACATATTAAACGTATGGGACTCGGAAGGAGTTAGATACAAAGAACCCAAGATGAAGATCATGGGACTTGAGACCGCTAGGTCATCTACACCACAATACTTTAGGGACAAGTTGTATGCAGCTTTTAAGATCATTATCGGCAAAACAAATGATGAGCTTATCTCATTTATCAATGATATCCGAGCAGAGACAAGGGAAAGACACTACTCAGACATCGCCTTCCCCAGAGGGGTCAACAACCTCGCCAAGTACAGTCACCCAATCGAAATCTATCAAAAAGGAACCCCCATTGCAGTAAGGGGTGCTTTGCTGTATAATCATTATGTGAAAAAATACAAGGTACAAAACAAACATCCTCTCATCCAAGAAGGTGAGAAGATAAAGTTCATGTATCTTAAGACACCAAACCCACTACATGAAAATACTATTAGTTTCTTTGGTGAACTACCAAAGGAGTTCGGCATTGAGAAATATGTTGATTACCAGACACAGTTTGAAAAGTCTTTCTTGGAACCTTTGAAAAATGTGCTACAATGTATTGGTTGGACTCACGAGAAAACCATTACCATCACGAGTTTCTTCTCATGAGTAAGAAAGTCTTTGTAGTCACATGGACTAATCATGTGGTTGGACAGATAGGATCTGATAGCATCAAATGTTTTGATGATCACAACACTGCTTTAGCATTTGCTAAACTTATGCGAGAGCAGTATAATTATGTACACTTTTATGAGGATGAAGTAAAACAATGGGATTCTTAGATTCTGTAATTAAAGATAGTGGAAATGAATTTGCAAGTATTGTTGGTGATGGTGTCGCAGCAGGTGATGTTACCTCGTTTGTTGATACTGGGTCATACATTTTTAATGCTGTCGTTAGCGGTTCTTTGTTTGGGGGTATTCCTTCCAACAAGGTTACAGCACTCGCTGGTGAAAGCAGCACTGGAAAAACTTTTTTTGCCCTTAGTGTTGTCCGTAGTTTTCTTAGTGATCATCCTACTGGTGGGGTCATTTATTTTGAGTCTGAGTCTGCTATAAGCAAGGACATGATTGAGAGCAGGGGTATTGATTCCAAACGTATGGTCATCTTTCCTGTTGCTACCATAGAAGAGTTTAGAACTCAGGCAGTGAGGATTGTAGACAAGTATATGAAGCAACCAAAAGAAGAACGAGAACCAATGATGTTCGTTCTTGATTCTCTTGGTATGCTTAGTACATCAAAGGAGATGGAAGACATCACCAATGATAAGCAGGTCAGGGACATGACCAAATCTCAGTTGATCAAAGGTGCATTCAGAGTATTGACTTTGAAACTAGGACAGGCAGGTATTCCTATGTTAGTTACTAACCATACATATGATGTGATTGGATCCTATGTTCCTACAAAGGAGATGGGAGGTGGTACAGGTCTTAAGTATGCAGCATCTACTATCATCTATCTTGGTAAAAAGAAAGAGAAAGATGGTACTGAATTGGTAGGTAACATCATCAAGTGCGAAGCTAAAAAATCTAGATTATCAAAGGAGGGTAGTAAAGTTGAAACTAGATTATATTTTGATGAGCGTGGACTGGATAAGTATTACGGACTATTGGAATTGGGTGAGAAGTATGGGGTCTTCAAACGGGTTGGGAATCGTATTAAGGTTGGTGAATCTTCTGTTTATCCTAAATCTATTCTCGCTAATCCTGAGAAGTATTTTACCCAAGAAGTAATGGCAAAGTTGGAAGAGGCAGCACGAGAAGAATTTACCTATGGCAATTGAACGTATAGAAACAACCATCTTACGTAACCTGATCTTTACGGAACAGTATTATCGTAAGGTGGTTCCATTTTTAAAAGCAGATTATTTTCAAGAATATAATGAGAAAATTATTTTTGAAGAGATCTCTGACTTTGCTAGTAAGTACGACAAAGTTCCTACTCAAGAAGTTCTTACGATTAATCTACAGAATCGTACAGACCTTACTGATGAGGTATTTCAAGAATCACTTTCTACAGTATCTAACCTATCAGATGAATGGGTTGATTATGAATGGTTATGTGACTCTACAGAAAAGTGGTGCAAGGATCGTGCTATATATCTTGCACTTATGCAATCAATCAAGATTGCAGATGGAGGTGATAAGAAACTCTCACGAGATGCAATCCCTTCAATACTCCAAGAAGCTTTAGCAGTATCTTTTGATGAACACATCGGACACGATTACATTGAACAAGCAACAGACAGATATGAATTCTACCACAGGAAAGAGGAGAAGATTCCCTTTGATCTGGAAAAGTTTAACTATATTACGAAAGGTGGCCTCCCTAATAAAACTCTTAATATCGCTCTTGCTGGTACGGGTGTCGGAAAGAGCTTATTCATGTGCCATATGGCTAGCTCCGTCTTGCTCCAGGGACGGAACGTTTTATACATTACAATGGAAATGGCAGAGGAGAAAATTGCTGAGCGAATTGATGCAAATCTTTTAAATGTTTCTATTCAGGATATTACAGAAATGCCTGAAGTTCTCTTCACTAGCAAGGTCAATGAGATTGCCAGAAAGACACAAGGTAAACTAATTGTTAAAGAGTACCCTACAGCGTCAGCACATGCTGGACACTTTAAGGCACTCTTAAGTGATCTTTCTCTTAAGAAAGATTTTAAACCAGATATAATATTCATTGATTACCTAAACATCTGTGCTTCTGCACGATATAAAGGTGCTGTTGTTAATTCTTATACTTATGTTAAAGCGATTGCGGAGGAGCTTCGGGGACTTGCTGTGGAAAGTAACTTACCGATTGTCAGTGCTACTCAAACTACTCGTGCTGGTTTCGGGTCTAGCGATCCTGACCTTACTGACACTTCAGAATCCTTTGGACTCCCTGCTACTGCTGACCTTATGTTCGCTCTCATATCTACTGAGGAGTTGGAATCCCAAGGAAGAATAATGGTCAAGCAACTTAAAAACAGATACAATGATCCTACCAGTAACAAAAAGTTTATGATAGGTATTGACAGATCGAAGATGAAGCTGTATGATGTTGCTGATGATGCATCTGCTATCAGCATCGAAGGTGAGAATGAAGAACAGTTATCTCAGTTCTCTGAATCACAAAACCGTCTGTCTAAATTTGCTGAATGGAACGTTTAACAATTGTAGGTGGAGGGAGTGCTGGTTGGTTTGCTGCCTTTTTAATATCAAAGACCAAACCAAATATTCAGATTGATCTTATTGAATCATCTGATATTCCTTCTGTTGGTGTAGGAGAAGGAACAACAAGTAAAGTTATTGAAATTATTTCAAGAGAAAAATATGGTATTGATTCCCTTGAATTTATTCAAAGCATTGATGCCTTACCCAAAATGGGTATTAACTTTGTTGGTTGGTCTGATCATGGAGATTACATATCTCCTATAGGTTCATCTATTACATCAAAAACATACATTGATTATTCTGTGTATGCATCTCCCCTATTTGAAAAAGATATTACTCACTGTAATGAAACAGCATATTATGTTGAAAAGGGTTACACAAATTTCATTCGTAGATTAAATGGTGATCTACAGTTTGATGAATTCTATCCAGCATTACATTTAGATGCTGGTAGGTTAGTAGAATATCTAAAGTCTAAATCAAAAGTCAATCATATTGTTGATACAGTTTTAGAAGTTCGTAGGAACAGTGGTGATATCACAAGTCTTCTTTTAAAGGGACGTGGAGAATATACTTCTGATTTTTACATAGACTGCACTGGATTCAAAAGACAATTGATTGATAGTGATTGGGTTGACTATTCACATTATCTTCCTATCGATAGAGGTATGCCTTTTAGATTGGAAAATGATAATGGTGAGAAACATTCATACACAAATGCTGTTGCTATGGACAGTGGATGGGTGTGGGAAATCCCAACTAAGAATAGGATTGGTAGAGGGTATTGTTATTCTAGTAAATATTCTGATGAAGAAACATGCATCAAAGAACTAGAGAACAGATACAATACTGGAGTTGAGAAGATCAAATCTATTGAGTTCTCTTCTGGTAGACTATCAAACATTATGTCTGGTAACTGTCTAGCATTAGGTTTATCAGCAGCATTCTTTGAACCATTACAAGCAACTAGTCTTCATTGTACTTTGCAACAAATAGATGAGTTCATCTTTACTTTCTTACAAGGTGATCGTATCTTAATAGATCAAGTATCTGTTGACAGATACAATAGAAGGTATGCTAGAATGTATGATGATATGAAAGACTTCATATTCATACATTACACTGGTGGTAAAACAAACACACCATTCTGGAAACACTTTACTAAGATAACCTATCCAGAACAAGTTAGTAGACTTATGCATTTTCATGATGTTCGTCTACTTAGAGATTATGATATAGAAACATATCATGGTCATGCTGGTATTGGATTATGGATTCCAACTCTAATTGGGTTGGGTCATTATAATCCCTATACAGTCCATCGTGTGTTAGATTCTGACATTGACTGGACTTTCATGAAAAACGCTATCGAAAATTTCAAAGATGAAATCGATAGAAAAATTGTAAATCGTAATTATCAATCTATTAAAAATCTAGTTCTATGACTATTAATTTTAAACGTTATGAAGAGTTCGTAGATGCCGTCACATCCGATTGTTCTAAGAATTTTGTCGATCTTGCTGACCGCATGGGTGAACTTGACAGACAAGGTGCCAATATTGAACGCCTTACCACTGCTGGCGTTGGGCTTGCTGCTGAGTCTGGTGAGTTTCTGGAAATTGTTAAGAAGATGGTGTTCCAAGGTAAACCTTGGACTGACGACAATAGAGAGCATCTTATTATTGAGTTGGGTGACACTATGTGGTATGTGGCACAAGCTTGTATGGCTTTGGACGTATCTTTCGATGAGGTAATTGAGAGAAATGTGAAGAAGTTGGAGAAGCGTTATCCTGATGGTTCATTCGACATTCATTACAGTGAGAATAGAAAGACAGGAGATAGATGATATTAATAACCTCCCCTCTAAATAGATAGACGGGAGGTTTTTTTATGGCTGCACAAGGAATTACTAATATTACTGGCAAGTGGGCAACTGCAGTCCTTATGGTTCAGCAGTCTTTGTCAGGTGTGGATCCACAAGGAAAAAGATTTTCTTATTTTAACTATAATGTTCAAAAAGCATACAATCCCACTGATGATGCAAATAAAAGAAAGAAAACATTTTTTGGAATAAAAGTTTTAGTTCCTAGGAGTAGTAGAGCACAAGCATCTAATAGAATTGCTAGAAGTTTACAAGAAACATTTGAAAATACAATTGCTACCAGAGATAATCAACAGATTGATATTCCTTTTGAGTTTGATGGAACTACATCAAGTATTCGTATTGAAATAAAACCAGAAGCAGGTGGTGGTAGTGGTGGTGGATCATCTGAAACTCAACGTAACGAGTGTGCTCAATGTTTGTATGCTGCTCTTGCTTTCTATGTTTACAAAGATACTATTGATCCTACTAAGTTGATCACTGATGAGGATATGAAAGAAGCAACAAAATATATTGACATTGATACAGATTACAAACAAGTTTATGGAGATGCAATAGATTTATCATGGCACTTCTCTTCAATCAAAGGTGCTAATAAACTATGGGAAAAATATAAGCATCTTGCTACAAAGAAATATACATTTTGTCGTGGTGGTGGACCAGACGATAAAGAAATTAAAGCAGCATACAAAAGATTAAATACTCAGATGAAAAAGGATCCTGACATTAAGGTATCCTTCTCATCTGAAGATAAATGGAATCCAGCAGATATTTGGATGGTTGCTAATGGTATTGATATGGGTGAATTGGATGATAAAACAACTATTGATGGTATTAATGATTTTATTAAAACTAAGTATGAGGACAGAGATTTAATTGGAGTATCACTTAAGAGAATTGCTGGTGATTGTAAGATGTCAGTTTTGAATTATAATAAAGCAGCACGTAATATCAAAGTCTCTAAGTATGGTTTTAAAAAATATGATTTGATATTCAAGACTGTATCTAAGAAAGATAAAGATGATAACTACCCAATGGATGCTTATCTTTATTATAATACTGGTAGTTTTGATAAGTTCCAGTCTAGAAACTTTGGTGATAAGGATGCATCATGGCAGTTGGAATTGAAAGCAGCATCTGCTGCTGGTGGTCGATCTGGTGGTGGTAGTGTGATTACTATATTGAATTCTTTAGACGTTAGTTACAATGGTCTTACTACTGGATGGGATAATAAACCTTTCCATCAGACATGTGATCCTAAAAACAAAACACATAGACATGGAATCACAGAAGAGATATTAAAATTATTAAAAAAATATAAGGCAACTGGATTGCCAAAAGATGATGCTCAAGCTATGATTGAGATTGCACAAAGAAATCAATCTTGGCGTTATGCTAAGTTAATGTCATTGAGATTGCTTGACTGTGTTGCAACATCAGGAAAGTCAGATGATATTATGAGAGCATTGTATTTGTATGCAGCATCTCAGAGTGACAAGTCATCTGTTTACATAAAGTTAATGGACTAATGGCAAACGTTAAGCAACTAAAACATTTAGAACACCTTGAGGATGAGATGCTCAACTATGGAGTTGAGGGATGTAAGGCTGCTGTTAGTTTCTTACAGGAACTAAAGAAGATGCTAGGACATCAAGAGAGTTCTGGTTTCATGCAGACGAAATGGGATGGAGCACCATCTGTAGTATGTGGTGTTGATCCTTTGTCTGGTGTGTTCTTTGTGGGAACCAAATCTGTTTTCAATAAAACAGAACCAAAGCTTTGTGCTTCTGAAGAAGCAGTTAATAATTATTATCAAGGAGACCTTGCAGAAAAACTTAAGTATTCTCTTAGATACTTTAGTCAACTTGGAATTAAAGGAGTTATCCAAGGAGATTTACTTTTTACTGACTCCACTAGAACGAGGGAAAATGTAGATGGAGAGGAATTATATACATTCAGACCAAACACTATTACTTATGGCATCCCTCTTAGTCACGATATTGGTAAAGAAATTGGCAGAGCAAAAATTGGAGTAGTATTTCACACTCATTACACTGGAGATTCTTTAGGAGAAATGCAAGCGAAAGCAGGTGCTCCAATTAACACATACAATAAAATAAGTGAAGTAGCAGTAATCAATAACGATACTCCTATGGATCGTGTTGGATTTTCTAAAGCAGAACTCACAAAGTTTGATAACTACATCTCTAAAATTAAAGAGATGTGTAGAAAGTGTGGTCCATTTCTAGATGAATTGGTTGATGCTATTGGTACTACAGGAGATAAGAAGTTTCATATTGCATCTTTCTTAAAGCAGTTCTTTAATAATGAGATCAAGAATGCTCGTACTATCAATAACGTAGATGATGCAATGTATTCTATGTTGAACTTCTATGGTGATAAGATGGAAAAGGAACTTGCAAAGATTAAGACAGCTGCAAACTTAACTAAGAAAAGAAATCTTGTATATGATAGTCAACTGTATGTTGAGAAGAATAAGGATAAGTTCAAAGCAATGCTAACACTGTATAAGGAACTACAAACAGTGAAGCAAATGGTTATAGATAAACTTGACCATCTAGAAGAGTTTAGAACATATGTTCAGACTGACAAAGGATATAAAGTCACTGGTCCAGAAGGTTATGTTCTACATAAAGATGGAGACATGATAAAGTTTGTTAATCGTCTTGAGTTTGCATACAATAACTTCACACTGCAGAAACAATGGCGTTAAATTGTCACACGTGCTATTTTACTTTTGGTAGGTTCCAACCACCTACTACAGGACACAAGGAAAACTTTGCTGGTGTTAAGACAGCAGCAGGTGGTCATGACTATCGCATATACATTTCACAGACTGTAGATAAGAAGGGAACTAATCCTTTACCACCTGATAGAAAACTATTTTATATGGAAAAGATGTTCCCAGAACATAAGGGACATATCTATAGTGGTCCTAAGGAACCTGTTTCTATCTTACAGGATATTATGCTTGGTGGTTATAATGAGGTAGTATTTTTGGTAGGTTCTGACAGGGTTTCTGCTATGGGATTCCTTCATAAATATAATGGTAAAGACTTTAGATTCAGAAAGATTTCAATAGAATCTTCTGGAAGTAGAGACGCTGATGGTGATACCTTTGCCATTTCTGGAACTAAGATGAGACGTGCAGCATTTGCTGATGACTTCACTACCTTCAGAAAAGGTATTCCCAGAGCATTGAATGACCGTGACTGTCAAGCTCTCATGAAAGAGATTGCTTTGGCACTACCTAAGAATTTTAAATGAAAGATTTCAAAAAACTACGAGAAGAAGCACTGCGTCAACAACAAAGACAGCAGCATGTTTTCAAAGAAGGTGATGCTGTTATGTCATCACGTACTGGAGATAAAGGACACATCCATAGAGTCGGTGGCAACTATGCTATCGTCATTTCCGAATCAGGAAATATGTTTCGTGAATGGATGAAGAACATTAGATCTATAAATAATACGAGAAGAACCTCCTTATTAAACGATGAAGTATCAGAAGCCAGTTAATAACGTCAACAGTAATGATGAGTTTTCATCTGGGTTGATAGAAAAGTACGGACAGTGGATGGATGGAGATTGCTTCCAGAACACTGACATGCCTGACTTGCATTTATCAGAAGCACCTTTTGATGGCATGGATGCACAGTCTCATGGTGCAGAGATTGAGCAGACTACAAAGAGAAAGAAAGGTCCAACCAAGAAGGGTGCATACGTTGGTCAGGAATCTAAACCAAAGAATGAGGAAGTAGAGGTTCTTGAAAGAGAAGAGTATGAAATTGATGGTCAGAAATATATCCTAGAGAAGATCAAAGGAGCAGATGGTAAATCTTCTTATAGAAAGTCAAAGGTTGAGTGTAAGGATGAAGTAACTCATGAAGGGGAGGAACTAACCGAAAAAAAGTTGGATAAGGTTGACAAGAAAGAACTAAAGGGTAAGCATAAAGATAGAGATGATAAGGATATTGATAACGATGGTGACGTAGATGGTAGTGACAAGTTCCTACATATGCGTCGTAAGAAAGTCTCTAAGATTATTTCTATGAAAGGAAAAAAATGAAATCATTCCAAGACTTCCAAGAAGAATCTAAAAACGCTAGTTACGTTGGAAAGAAATCAAAATTTAAAAATAAGAAGAGTGGTAATGTAGAAGTCATGCCTATCATCAATGATGGGAAGAAGGGTATGGTTACTAAACCTACTAATGAATCCTTTGAGACTGGTGTTGCAAAGGCACGTCGTGATTACCGTTCTGGTACTTTGCTGAACTTTAAACAGTTCATGTCAAAACTTACAGATATTTTAGACGAGTGGGAGAAGTAATAAATAGGATGTGAAACAATATTAATTAAGATTATGCTTTCCTTTCTACTACCACTTGCAACAAAAATAATTTCAGATGCAGTTAACAAGATCCCAGACAATGAGGAACTTGGTGAGAAACTGATTGAAATTTGTTTAGTCATTCTTGGCAAGGCAGTTAAACTGACCAAAACCGATATGGATGACAAGTTACTAGAGACTGTTAAGTCTTCTCTTCAGGCAAGAGAATAGGTATATTGTGGGGAGTGAGAGCTCCCCTTTTTATCTTTTTATAAATAAACATAAGAATTACTCAAATTAAACGAGGAAAAAAATGGCTGTATTCGGAACGATTGATGCAGCGACATTTGCGAATAATGTTGGCGTCACAAATGGCGATGCTACTGTTACCAAGAATGCCGCTGACGCTGTAAGCGAAGGAGATGTACTAGTCCTTGATAATGTAAACTACATTGTAAGAACTGTTACTAGCACAACTTCTATAGAACTACACACCACATATGCAGGTGCTACTGAGGCTGCACTAGCAGGTGCTGTACGTAGAACCCCACCAAAAGAACTAGCACAATATGTGATTAGGGGTGGTGATAGTAATGTAGGAACTATTGTATTTTTAGACGCTA